TGGAGTAATACATAAGAGGCTGGAAAACCATATCGAATTACATTTTCATTTTTTCCGCCGCCAGCAAGAATAATACCTGCCATACTTGCGGCCATACCTGGCACAATAATATTTAAAGGTTTAGAATACATGGAGATATATTGGGCGAGATAGAGCCCATTTGTTACACTACCTCCAGCAGAATTTAAAATTAAAGTTACCGGCTCTGTCGAGCTATCCATTTCAAACTCTCTTAGTGGTAGGTATACCTTTTCAACTGTTTCATCGCATACATAATCATTTAAAATAATTGTGCGGTTATCTAGCAGCTGATGAAAATATTGATAAGTCATGGGGTTAAATCCGTATTTTTCTTCTTCGCCAAATAGTTCTTCTAAATCCATAAGTCCTCCTCAGCTACGCTTATGCGTGCTTATTCTATAATTTTTGCTAGCGTGCAATCTTTTGGGTCAAGGTCACCTTTACGAATTGAACGTAGAATTGGGTGACGAATAGAAATACCTTCACCATCAGCATTAGCACGCCGCTCAGAAACCATCATCCCAGTAATAGTAACTGGCACGCCAACCCACTCGCTTAGATTATCGCGCAAGCTAGTCTTAAACTCTTCTGTAAGGCCGCTAACCTTACAGAGCGGAATAATGGCTCCTTCTTTATTATAAACGCCTACTTGAATTGCCGCAGGCCAGCCATGATAAAAGTTTTTGGTTACTGGAAGATATGTACCACCTTGCTGGTATTCGCTAAAATATTCTCCATATAAAAGTTCGCCAGTACGGTTGTTTTCCCAATAAGGCCAATTACCAATATCATCGCCATGATAGATTTTTTCACCCTGTACAACTCCAGTAATAATGGCATCTACTTCAGTTGTAATTTCCTGCTTCACTTTAATCGTAGTCCATGCGGAACTGCGCTTACCGGGAGTATAAAGCACTCCTTTCTTATAACAAACTGCGCCTTCTCCTCCATGTCCGATTATATCTGCTACATGGTCAAAGAATGTCTCGTCCATTTCATAGAATTTTACGGCTTTTACAAGAGGATTATTGATACGTCTTACGGCTTCATCAATATATTTTACTCGTTCTTCAATTGGCTTATCTAGAAAATCTACTCCATCTAGCGCGAGCACATCAAAGATACGCCACTCAACAGGTTGCTCCTTTTGTCGCGCAAGTGCTTTTGGCGCGAGGCATCTAAGTACTGAGCCTACCGTAGCATCAACTCCACCAGGAATATAACCCTCTCCTAGTAGAACAGTTGTTCCTTTCTGAAAAGCATTACATACACTATCCCAGAATAGCACTTTATCCTGTACTTCTCCATATGTTTTAGTTACAGTGCTAATACCACGTGTTTGAAGAGCATTACGTTCTGGCGTAATAATTCCGCGCAAAAAGTTGCCATCATATTTTTGACTCCAAATATACTGTCCGCTTGCGGCGGCTTGTTCTAGTTTCATCTGGCGAATTTCTTTAGATGTAGATGCGGTCGGGGCCCAATACTTTTGAATACCGAGCGAGAACCATGCTTCGTTTGTCATTTATTATTCTCCTTCTTTAATAAGCTGTAAGTCTTTTAATAAGCTAATTGCGCTATCACGCAGCATTTCAAGTCCTTCATCATTATGTATTACATAATCAAAAGCATAATTATCTAATGAAGTTTCACTTGGATGTTCTAATTGTTCTTTTGTAAAAATTGGATTTAGCCAATCTGAGCCATCAGGATTTTTACGTTCAATTCTCGCGCAAACTGTATTAGGCACAATATCCATTACTATTTCAATTTCATTAGGGAAACGCGCGTCAGGAATTAGTACAACATCAAATTCATTTTCAAAAGCTGCAACTAATTCAGCAACGATGGTTGTCCAGAAATTAGGATATTTAGCTCTTACTACATCTGTGCCAATATGCTGTAATAGGGTGCGGCCTTTCTCATCCTTCTGACCATTCCAATTGAAGAAATCGCGCAATACCCATTTTACCGCATCACCATAATGAATAGTTAAAACTCGTAGTCCATCTTTTTCTAGCCGTTCGCGCATAAAATGAGCAAGCATATCTTTTCCATGGCCAGATTTTCCAGAAATAATAATACATTTATTCATCTTTTAACAGCTCCAATTGTAAATTAAAATAAAACCGTAAAAACTCCTGTTCTTCTTCAGTAGGAGCTGCCGCGGTATAGTCATTTAAAAATTGAACCATAGATAATGGGGAGTGAAAAGTTTGAGCCAAGCGCCAAGCTATTTCCGCATTGGTTCTTACCTTTTCTGAAATATTAGGAAATAGTTCTGTCATTTTCTTTCTTTTGTAATTTATTTAAAATATCAAAGAAGGCTTGGACTTCTTCTTTAGTCTCTAACTTATATTGGCGTATCTTCTTTGGTGCCTGACGTTCTTCATTATCAGGAAGTTCAAAAATATAATATTGTTCTGGTGAATCATCATTTATAATACGCTCAGTAATAAGCTTTCCGGTTTTCTTGCTTCTTAATCGTATAAAAGTTTGATTCTCCTAATAGTCTTTTTCCATATCGAAACATTCAATTTTCATTGAACCAATAAGACCTGCGTATTCATCGCGCCCGACTTCATAAATACTTTTATCCATGTTGTAGCCCTCGAAAATTATCTTTTAAAGTCTGTGCTTCAGTCTGAGCAAGCCTGTCGCATTCGTTATTCCAATAATTATCCGCATGACCTTTTACTTTATCAAAGTAATACCAAAAGTTATCAAAATACGGTATAATATCTTGCCATAAATCAGTATTTGCGACAGGCTGCCCGCAGGAATTGACCCATCCATTCTGAAGCCACTTGTCATACCATTGTTTTTGATAGCAATTTATTGCATAAGCAGAATCGCTATAAATATACACTTTTTCACTTGGATACCGATTCTGGCTAGCAAATACTAAAGCATTACGAATTGCGGCCAATTCCATGCGCTGATTCGTGGTCTCTTGCTCGCTACCAGAAGCTCGGTATAAAAATTCACCACCACGCAGCGCTATAAAACTCCATCCTCCAAACCGGACTTGTGCTAGACTCTTACATGACCCATCTGTATAGATTTCTAGTGATGGGATTAATATATTACTACGTTTTTGATTCATTTTTCATCCTCCTTTTAATTTATTATATAATAAATTAAAAGAAATGTCAATTATTTGAGAAAATCATTCTTTTCTAGGCGCTTTCTATAAAGCTCCTAAATCCATTCATATTCTGCATTGAATACACCGTTTTTATCTCCTGTCTTTTCTAAGAGCGCTTCGTATTTATCATGAAGTTCAACAATATGTTTGAATTCATCATGTGAGTGATTGCGCCCATTGCGGCAGGAGTTTGCGAAATCTAAAATTTCCCAGCGTATTCTGTCTTTTTCATTTGCATCCATATCTTCCTATAAACTTTCTACCGAATCGGCTATGTCCTCCATCTTATTATGTAAGTCATGGGTTAGGTTTTTACCTATCCATTTGATAAGGGATGAAATTGGGTTCCATTTTATAGGAGTGATTTGGATGAAAATAGAGAATATTAGAAAGACTTGGACAAAGTTATGTACAAGCCAATCTAATATGCGTTCAAGCTAAGCTTGATCCATTGGGTCTCACCTCCAGTTGGAAGTTTTATATATAAACTCTATCGAGAGATAGAGGTTATCTAATATTAGTAATTGTAGGCAGATTTTCTAGAACGTCTAATAATCCGCCCATGAAACTAAATTGGATATCTATATTAGAAAGTGTATACTAACTGATACTTTCTGCTTTTTCCTAAGGCGTGCTACCTTTAGCAATTTCTTTTGAATATACAACATTATTAATAATTGTAACCCTATTGTGTTGGTCAAGAGTATTAATCTCAGTATTTAATTCAGTATAAATTTTAACTAAGTTAGTATATATTTCTTCTAATATATAAGAAGCTGGAACATAGAAAGTATTTAATCTATATAAATTTACAATACGCTATCCTTTAAATTCATCTAGTAATCCATCTAAGAATTTATCAGATGCTGCAAAACTATCATCAAACATAATAAGAGCCGCTCCGCCTAAGAGATAAGTCTCTAAAGAAGTGCGTAAATGATTTCCAATCATAGCATCGCCGCAGTTGATTACAGCAAATAACAATTCTTCAGCATCAACTTTGCTAATACCGCCTAATTCATACATTTCAGTAATATTGTCAATAACCTTTTCTGGTGCAGTATGACTACCTAGTGATCCGCCATGAAAACCTAAACTATTGTTATATAGTGAATAATCTTTTACGGACACAGAATTAGAAAAGGTCTCATAAAATTGTTTATAAAGAATGGTTCTATCTTGAAATCGTAAATTTAATTCTTCGTCTTGATCAATAATATTATCAAAATGTGTTTTCATTTCAGATAACCACTCTTTATATACCTATTGTGCGGCCGCGACATCAGTAGCTCCGCCCGATGTTTCTTTATATTTTTCAAGAAAACTTGAATAATGGTCTTGTAAAACTTCGTTAATTGCATTTTTGATTTGACTAAAGTTTTCATCAGAAGGATTAATATCATTACTGCCGATATATCCAGTAGAATATCGGATATCAGCTTTAAAACTGATAGAAATACCTGGCAAATTGTTTACAATTACATTGCGTATTTGATTACGAACATCATTGCTTGCAAGAATTTCACCGATAATATCATGAGAAAAATGTACCCCTTTTAAAGCATCTCTAAGACTACTTTTAAATTGTGTAGGAGTGATAAAATTTTTTATATGTCCTAATTTTGCCTTAAACTCAGCCTTAGGCATTGGGTCTTTTGTAATCTCTTCGTGTAGAATTGCAGAGGCGCGTTTTTTAACTTCAGCTTTTAGAATAGTACTAATTTGTTTTTTTAATCCAGTCCATCGTTGATTGGAAAGATCGTTTGAATCAATAGCACGTAATTCTCTAATTAATTTCGCTGATTCTGGATAATTGGAAATAATTTCATTAATAGAACGTTCATCTAATTGTGCAATATGTCCAGCAATAGATTTTCTAGAAGTTAATACTAATTCTTCAAATGGTGTAAAATCTGCTACAACTATTCGTGAAAATTCAGCATCACTGACAGAATTGACTAATTCTTGTGCAGTTATTGAATTTTTCATAGACGATAAAATGCGGTCTAATATAGTTGCTGCGTCATCATTAATTGAACTATTAATTACCTAATCTGAAATTATATTGATAATAATTTCTTTTATATCATTATCACTTACTTTTAAATCCTATGCAGATAAAGCAGCAATTAGTTGATTAATAAATTCTTCATTTGTAGATAAATTTTTTAATATTTCATTTGCTTTTTTAGCAAGCTATTCAGAAAAACTGGAACCATAAGTATCAATAGCTTTTTCTATTTCCTGTCCATTAACAGTTTCTATTATTTTTTTTGTATGCTATTTTTTTATATTAGAAGCAAATATTCCAGAATATTTTTTATATTCTTCTTCGTACATTTTTACTAGCCAATCATTACTATTAAAACTTTCCCAAGTTTCTTTAGCCTACGTCATACGTTCTTTTTGATTTTGAATAGAATGAGTGTACTATTTTTGATTTTGCATTAAATTATTCATAATACTCATAATAGTTAAATAATCAGTCTTTTCATTTTTTAGTGTATCTAGTGCAGCAATTAATTCCTAATTTTTTTTATCGCCTTCCTATTCTAAAAGTTTCTTTTGCTACTCCAAAAAAGCTAATTCATTACTTTTTAAATTGGCTGCCATAGACTTTATAAAATTTAAATATTTTTGAATGCGCTCAAGAAATTCACCCGATTCCTAATTATAAGCATTATTAATACCGATATTACTCTATATATTATTTAGTCTATTATTTGCATCTCCTAAAGCAGGATAAAGCCAAGCATCTGGCATATCTCTTAATGTATTAAAAAATACATACCTGCTGGAAATAGAAGTAGATTTAGTGCTCATTTATCTCCTCCTCTCTAAAAAAATAAAGCTATTCTCTCGAATAGCTTCTCCTTAAAGATAAGTCCTAACATTATAATTGAATTACTTCAAATTGTTCAACATCATGATTTTTTATTTCTTCATCTTTAAAATCAGTATCCTTAAATCCAATTGCCTCTAATGTCAAACAATTTAAAACATATAATTTCCCACTATTTGCTGTTCCAACGTCCATAGCAATTTTCGCGCCGCTTAACTTTGTATTTAAGTCGCTAGTATACTTACAAGGATGCACAGAATCTAAACTTTTATCAGTCCCATAATATTTGGCAGGTAAATGCGGAGTAGGAGTATGGCCATAAACACCAATACGATTTGGTGTCCATCCATATCCAAGCATAATTCTATCCCATAAAATTGTTTCAATATCGTCTTTATCTACAAACTCATTGTTATATTCATCCTGAGCCACACGATCAAAAATCTTTGGAATAGTTCCTGCATGGCAAAAATCCATTGTATCTGTACTAAAAGTAAGATGAAGCTTATCAATTTGACTTACAAAGTCATTTGGCATTCCATCTAGCATCCAACTAGTTAAGGTACTCATGCCGCCATTATAAATAGATAGCTGTACTTGAGATGCGGCATTATCTTTAACACATAAAGAATATAAATATGCTTTAATTTTCTCAAGTTGCTGTGGGCCTGTATAGTCATTTAAAATAAAACGTGCTGCGCGAACAAACATATCTTCATGGTTCCCTTTTAAATAAACAACACGTGGATGAGTTAGAAGTTCGCGCATAATTTTGTAACCATCAGGCCCACGATCACACGCGTCTCCTCCGTAAATTATCATGCATTCCGGATCTTCATTCAAACAATAATTTAATGCGGCTTTATATAAAGAATAGTATCCATGTACATCTGTAAAATAAAAAATATCGTGCATTTTGTTTCCCCTCTTTCTATATATAATTATACTATATTTTTTATAAAAAGTCAAATAAAAAAAGGGCTGATTTACTCAACCCCGAAATTCAGTACTGGAATCGTTTCTCCGCCTGTAAATTGCGGCAATGCGCCATTCCATTTTAGAATTTTATTATACTCAATCAATTCAGAAGTAAGTGAGGCATTTAGCTTTTTATTAGCTTCAGCTTCTGCTTCTGCTTTTATTTGTACCGCATATGCTTCTGCGTCTGCATTAATTTTCTGTACGTCTGCAGCCGCCTGCGCAGCGATACGCTTGCGTTCAGCCTGTTGAGTTTCTTCCATAGTCATACGTTCCTGTTCAGTTTGAGCTTTCTGTTTTTCCTGCGTAGCAACCTGCTTAGCTTCAATTGCGGCTTCATACTGGTCTGTAAAATCAATATTTTCAATTGAAATAGCAGTTACAATAATACCATACTGGGCCATATCTCCCTGCATTTTTACAAGTACTTCTGAAGACAGTTTTTCACGATTGGCAATAAGTGATTCGGCAGTATATTTACTAATAACTACCTTTGCATTTTCCATAAGCCGTGGTTCAAGCAGGTTTTCAAGGTAATTCATACCAACAGTAGTATAAAGTTTATATGCAGCTTCTGGCGAAACATTTTCATTTACGGCAATAGTTAAGCCAACTTGCTGGATATCTGAGCTAAATGCTTCTGTAACGTAATTATGTCGCTGCGTACGAACATCTACTGGCCGTACATGTTCAAAATAGCTTGTCAAGTGGAAACCAGGCTGTAGAGTAGATTCTCGTACCCTACCAAAACGTTCAACTACGCCGACATGTCCTGCCTGAACGGTAGCGAACCACCCATAGCCGGGATTGAAAACATCAATGATTGTGCCTAGGGCTACAATTGCAACTAGAACAATAATAATTAGTTTACCATATTCTTTCATTTTCAAGTCTCCTTATTTTTCTTTGTAGTTTGTGGATAATACCACGGTTTCCTTCAGGATCGCGCGCATTCAATAGATTGATGCGTGCCTAATACATCATAATTAGTGCTTCTTTACTCATTTTTATTCTCCTCCAAAAGCGCAATTGCGCTATTATATGCATCTAATAGGGTTTCTTGTTCTTGAACTAAATCGCATTCGCCGCAATTGCGGTTACAATCACGGCTAATGCATTCACGTTCGATTTTGAGATATTTAATTACTTCTTCTTTATTCATTTACGTTTATTCCATGCGGCCAAAGCCTTTTCTTCTGCGTCTTCTCTAGGCATATATATATTATCAAATTTTCCATTTGGCGCAGTAGCACCACATTGCAAGCAACGAACTTCCCAACTATAACAACCAGAATAGCCGTGACTTCCATGCCACATGGGTTCAATATGTATTGATGCGGCGCCACCACACCACGGACAGCGTTTAATTTCCATATTAACTCCTTTATTATTATTCAGTAAGCAATTCTTCCTGCGCCTCTTCGATATCGGGGGCGGTAGCTTCATCCTTCGCAATACCTTCCAGTACCTTGAAAGAGAAATTCTTGTGCTTGTACACAGCGAAGTTAGAACGGTTAAGAATACGGGCAACTACACCTTCGCGCACATGAGTCTTACCGATAGGATCAGGACCGTCGAAATACTTTTCTACCTTACGGAGTACGTATTCACCGGCAGTCATGTTTACAATATCGCCATTGTCATCAAGCTTACGCATTTCCTGAGGAATTACGAAAGTCTCAAATTCCATAACAGTATGTACACCCATCTGCTCACAACGTTCCTTGATCTGCGCAGGAGAATAGTCTACCACATCACCATCTTCGTTGACCATGGTCATACGATAGACATATACTTCACAGCAAGGATGCCATGCGCCAGTATCATGCATAGGTTCTACATAAGTAGAATCCGGATCACATCCATAAGAGAAAGTAGTAGTAGATCCATACTGCTTAGTGAACTCAGGATCCTTTACCTTGCTGTTTGCCACCTGAGACATAATAGGAGCACCATTAGGCCCCTGGAAGCCAACAATCTCATAATAGACAACTTCGCCCTTACGAAGCTTATTTTCAAACTTCGCGGCCATAGCTTCACGGAAATCATCAGAATCATAGAAACCGCCCTTGCGCTTTCCATCAAGAACTACGCGCCGAGTTCCGCTGATGTATCCATATTCCTTGTAATCCTTACCAT